ACCGCTTTTAATTAAACTTACATAAAAATGTCCCTTGCCTGGATCCTTTCCTGCTGGAACTATGATGTGTTCTGGTATTGGCATTTTTGATCTCCTTATCTTGGTGCAAACTCTTGTTGCAATTTAATATTGTCCATGAACTCTTTCTTGGTTCCTGGATCATCCTTGAATGAACCTTCCAACACAGTTGTCTGCGTTAGACTGCTGTGCGCCATGATGCCTCTATTCTCACAGCAACCATGCGTTGCCTGAATATACACACCAATGTTCTTTGAGTTCGTTGCCTTCTTGATTTCACGTGCAATGTCATTGCACAGTTCTTCCTGTAAGGTTCCACGCCTTGCACACCACTGTGCGATGCGTGTGTATTTAGAAAGTCCAATTACCTTGCCATTGGGGATGATACCAATGTATGCCACACCTGTTACTGGTTGATGATGATGCGAACAAACACTCTTTAGTTCGCTTCTTACAACCAACATGCCCGTGTAAGCATCTTCGCCTTCGTTTGGAAATGCTGTTGCCGTAGGAATCTTATCATAACGACCCTGCATTAGTTCATTATAATACATCTTGGCAAGGCGTTTAGCAGTACCGTGGCTGTTAGGATCAGTTGCCCTATCAATGATAAGACTGTCCAAAACACCCTCAAACTTTTCCGCGGCTTCCTCGATTAGTTTTTCTTTTTCGCCAGCATAGATGAATTCACTAATATTATCGCCGGCCCAGTAACGCCTGTTAGCGTCCTTAATTCTGCGTGTTACTTCTTCGTATTTTTTCAATTTGTGTCTCCGATGTTAAGGCAGTGGATTGCCATTGTTGTTATTTTAAAACCTTTAGTAGATTTCCGCAACCGAAATAATCTCCATTCAGTTTATACACCTGTTTATTTAGGCTTACGAGATAATCCTTGTAATTTTCCATATAATCAACAATCTTGTCCATTACTTGCTTTTTGTGCTTCTTGTAAGATTCCATTGATTCAGTCCATTCCGAAGGATACTTGAATCTATCAAGTGCCATCTCGCTGTAACTCAATCTGTCCGGAACCATGGGCAATGCTCCTACCAGAGCACCCTCATACCAACTTATGCCCAGCGTTTCTTGTAGGTTCGCACTAAACACAAGTTTCGCCTCTCCCAGCAGGTTGTGGTATTCGTTCTTTGTTAGTGGCCTTTCCTGGCACACCACAAAGTTGTATTGTGGTAAGGATTCTTTTAGATCCTGGAATATGGGCAGTTGCTTTTCTGGAGCAATTCTGTGCGGAAATAGCACAGTATTAGTTTTCTTCATGCCCTTGTACATTGTGAGCGTTTGATCCATGTATTCAAATGGCCAACCAGTTCTTACTACCTTGCTCTTATCCAGTTCAGGAAATGATTCAAAGAACATGTCGATGTGGAATTCGCTTGCAAAGAAATTGTGATCAAAGCATTCATACATGCTTCTTTCTGCATTCCTTACCCAAGGCTTGTCGCCTATAAGCCTGCCAAGGAAATCAGCAGGATCGTAACTACCAGCGTGCCAAAGACCACCGATTCTAATGTTAATGCCCAGTAACTCAGCCATGTATTTAAGTTGGATAACAGTCGGGTTCCAAGCGTCCGTATATAGGAAATAATCTCCATCCTTCACTTCTCCCTTGCAGAATGCTTCCGCGATCTGCATCAATTGGTTTGATTTATAAACATTGGTTCCACCAAAGTTGAGGAACGCCCCGGGCGTTGTTGCCTGAGGCGTGTCCCCACCATTTAATACTCTAACGTTATGGCCGTGAGCCTTCAGCAGTTTGGGAAATTCAGTCTTCCACTGTTTTGTGTAGCGTGTTTCTACTGCTTCGAGATCAACCAACCATACATTCATTAGTTCTTCCTTTTAAATTTTTTATTCTTTCGATTGCGGTTACTGTACATTCTCCACGCATAACTTGCGTTGTTGTAGAGATCCTTCTCGTTGAAAGGAAGGAAGTTACCGCGGTTGTCAAGATTGAAACGACAGAAGTCCTTAAAACGCTCAAGGTCGTTAAAAACTTTATCGTAGGCTTCACGATTGAATTGAATAGCCATTTTATTTCACCTTTATTACTTTGCATACTCAATGTGGGCACCGTTTTCTCCATCTTCACTTACGTCAATATGGACTTCACGGCCTGGGTGTTTGGCAATGATCTGTTCATACAAATCATCTGCCATCATTTCACAACTCTTATAATCTAACTCAAGTGTCTTCTCCTGATACAATTTTTCTAACCAACGTTTAAATTGAATAAACTCAATATCTCTGTCGTTGTGTGTTACAGTGATACCGACCTTAAAATGGAATATGTGTCTGTGGGGATAACCCAAGAACGAAACATCATATTCATCACCTGTTGCAAGACTGGGATCATCCAGTGCCGCAGGATACTTGTGGATACCTTCCTTGCGGAATGTAACCCAAATCATTCTCTTTGCCGTATTCATGATACGTCTGTGATTGTCTTCTGCCATTGCTTCTTTCATCATTTCATCAGTTATGCTCATAGTATAGCGCCTTTTCTGTTAGTTGTCATCCACAATCTTATCGTTTTTGTATTCATTCCATTCCGTAAATTTGGAGCGGTCCATCAAGTCATGTAGGCTGTGGCACCATACACCTGGATTGGTTGCTTCAAAACCCTTGTCATCAATTTTGAGCATTGTGTTATAATTCCAAAGTTTTATGTGAGGTATTGGAACCCTAATCTGTGGAATGAATCTATCATACTCAACCAATGGTCCTTCGAGGAACTCTTCGGCTGCATTAATTGGAATATCCAAACTGCAAAACAAATCACCTTTGAGAAATGGTTCAATCATCTTTTCCCATTCCTCATAATAGTCCGCACTGTGATTCTGTGAAGCAGGATCGAAACTGTGATTGGCACCAAAGAAGATGTGTTTAACATCCTGTGCATGATCCCTAATGATGCTCGGATCATTTAGACCCGTAACGAATAGAGTTTGCATTCCGTGTGCAGGAGTTTTTTCAACTTCTACACCTGTAAAAAATCTTACGTCACTTGCACTACCAGTTTCATAATCACGTTGCATTATGCGTGTTCCTTCTCTATCCTTTCGATTTCGTCCTTCATTTTAAGACGATCACGTTTCATTTCGGAAATTTGTTCATCGGAAAATTTACCAGTCTTTTCCATTGTATCGATCTTCTTATTTAGATATTGGTGTGTTTCCCTTAACCATTTCAGCCTTTGTGTATAGTCACCCATATCACGCCTCCTGTAGTTGTTTTTCGAGTTTGTCCAATTCTCCATCTTCTCTGTCATCTGCCCAAGGTGTTTTCTCTTCACCATCGTCATCTACCTCCACGAACATTCTATTAAATTCGTTAGTAACTCCACCACGCAGCCTTGCACCTTCCAAATCCTTAAGGAAACCATCCGCCTGCTTGATCATGGCAAATGCTTCGTCCTTGGTCTTGCACTCAAATAGTTCTTCTATGAATCTGTCAAAGTATAGGATGTTGCGTGGCACCCATTCAGAATATTCATCACTCTTGTCCGCTTCCTTGACCTTTCTCCAGCGTCTCCAGTCCGGACGATTGTTCTGTAATTCTATGTCCATTAAATTGTTTGCTCTTTGCACTGCTACGATGTGGCAATAAACATTGTGTGCCATCATAAGTGCATAACCAAATGAATCCCAACTTGTCTTGCCTTCCTTGCCAATCTTGTTTAGCATGCCTGGTGCATAGTGGCATATGTCCGCGATGCTAAGGCGTCTTCCAATTTCGCTTTCGAACGGGAAAGGAATATCATGCCGTTTGGCAAGCATCTTATTATCAGGGGCCTTGTCCATAATAACTGACCAACGTTTACTTGTGTGTTGGGCGTTAGTATACACCAACCCGTGTGCTGTAGCGATGAAAGGACTTGCGCAGTCGAAACTGATTGTAAAATTTTCATTGATGTGTTTACGTACCTGTCGTTGAATTGAAGTAAGATAGCAAGACCAATCAAGTTGTGCTGTACCCAAGAAGTGCATCCAATCCTTGCCTTCCAGCATGCCATCAAACTTCATGGTCATTAAACGTCTTAGTGTAATAGGCATCTTGCACATGTTAGCACCACCCATTGCCCAACCTTCACAGGCCTTATCTCCCCAAACTTTGGTGTCGGAGAATTCTTTGACACCTTCATACCACCTTTCAGCAGTATCCCAGTCTGAGCCCTGTAAAACGTTTAGGAACTTGGTTTGTCCTAATCTGCGCTCTAACCAATACTTGTTATTGAATCTTGTCTTGTCCAAGCAGTCCTCAAAACTCTTTAGTCCTGTCTTAGGAGAGTGAATGTGATCACAAGCCCAAGTCGGAACGTCAAGTAGCATTGACCAATCTGCTGTTAGTTCAAGCCAATTAAGAATATCATCTCTTGTCTTGTTAGCAGCAGGACCTTCAAAGTTTAGCCAATCAAACTTAAGAACACCCTTACCAACCTGATAACCACCCGAGTCACCAAGTATCATGGTCTTGCTTCTTTCACGCTCTTGCACCATACTATCCATCTTGATGGTCTTGTCCAAGTTTAGTTGTGCGTGTCCTGCGGAATACAATCCATACTTGTATGTAAAGTATCCTTCTTCCTCATTGAGGAAGTTCATTCCCTCAATGCCTCTATCAAAGCCTGCGGGAACTCTATCCTTTGGAATGAACTCCTCGTATCTCTGCTTGGATATGTATGTCGAAAAGAAACAACTAATCGCTGGTAGATACACAGCGTAGTCCTTCTGTAGTGGTGTAAGATTGACTGGTTTTTTCATAACTCTATTTAGGCCGCCTGTGCTGGAATGATATATTTGTATTTTGCCAAACCACTATCAAGTTCAATCTGGATGGCCCCTTCGTTTGAAATGCTCATCTTGGTGTTATTCACATCCGCAATCTTTAGGATAGCAAGAATGCTCGCAACAGGCCAAGTCCAGCCTCTGTCAAGTTTTCCTTCCACGTTCTGTGCAAACACAAACTCACCACCATGCGTTGAAGCATCACCAAAGATAAACTTTAGGTTACCATCCTCGGTCTTTGCAAGGAATGTTGGATGTTCTGGGTTGGCACCAGCCTGGAAATTAAAACGCTGCACGCCAGGCAGTGATGGAACAACTTCCACGTCCCAATTAACACCACGGAACTTAACGGTCTTCATCTTCTCGTTAATGATTTCCATGTTCATGAAACGATAGTCATTTTTAAAATCACCGCCCGCATTTTCAAAATGGATTCCCACAGGAATTGTTGCACCATTTCTTTCAGCGGTCGTAATGCTGATCTTTGCATCCTTCTGATATTCACTACCATCGATTAAGTATTTTAATTTTTGTAGTTGTGGCATGCCGAACGTGCCAATCATGTCCGGATACGGATTGTGTGTTTCTGCTTCCATGATAACTGATCTATCATCAGCCATGGAAAATATCGCCGTCTTGTCTTCTTCGCCGGTCACCTTCACAGTCGTTAGGAATCCTAAGTTCTGTGTATGTCCAACGATATCTTGTAAAATGTCTTTCATTGAATTCTCCTATACACTTACATTATATTTAGGTTTTGCATAAAACACAAGAGTTTTTTTACTCAAAATCAAATAATTTGTTAAAGTTATTATCATTGCGAGTCTTGCTTATGTCCCATTCCAAAACACCAATTAGGTTATTGAGTTTTTCGTCGATGACCGTATTCTCCATAGTTGCGTCATCGAATGGTAACTCCTTGAACCATTCCGGTAGCCTTAGTTCATCTACCGGATACGCAACTGATGTGTATCCCATTGGATTATCTTTTACCCTACACACGATGACCTTTGCACCGTCCGTAATGTTCATTGAATACTTGTCGCCATTCATGCGCTTGAGCGTATTCCAATTGATACTTGCTCTTACGTGTCCAGGCATATTGGCCTTGCCCGCTTTCTTTTCCTTGGCTTCGTATTCAGTAATCTTGTTGGCACGCTTTGGAGAACCCTTTTCCCAACCCGGACGTGCCTTGAATTCCGTTCGGAATTCCGTAATATAATCAAGCACACGCTCTCGTTCCTGTCCTTCCAAGACCATTTCCAAAACATTCTTTAGGAAGTCCTGGATCACGACTGGTGTGTCCGAACGCTTTAGGTCCAAGCCCATTGCCTTGATCTTGCCCGCCTTGCCTTCCGTGTCAGTTCTAAAACCCTCAATGTCATAGTAGAGAACGGCATATCTTTTCTTGGTAATGAACAGTCCCTTGCTCGCAACAATTTCACGTGCTGCCGCAATCACTTCCGAACGCTTCTTGGGACAGTGGAATGCTTCACCCATGAACTTGCCAAACGAGTCATTGGTCGTTTCACCAATGGTATCATACAATTCAATAACGCTGTCCTTGGTCCATGGAATCTTTCCTGCATCAATGTCCTTCTTGAGAACGCTGTATGCCGTAAAGTAACAGGAGTCAGTATCACCATAAACAATTGCCTTGCCTGTATGATCATATTCACCCGTTACGATTTCATTGATCTTAGCAGCCATGTGTTGTGTAATGCTACGTCCGGTTAGTGTAACTGATTGACCAATCCTGTTGTCAAAGAATCTACAACCGGGATTAAGAATAGCGCCATACAAACTGTTCAGCAAGATCTTCTTGACCAACTGTCGCTTTGCCCAGTATTCTTCTTCAATCTTGTTGCCTGCGTTCTGGCTTTCCTTCTGCTTGGCCTGCATCTCCTTACGTTCCTTGTACCAACGTGCGAGTAGGCCGGGTATCACGCCTTCTTTTTCATACGTGAAGATTGTGCCATTGGCACTGAGCATCCATGGTTGATTGCTTTCATAGATTAGATCATAAATCTGTGCGGCACTTAATGTATCGTTGTCTCCGTTTTCCCAGTCAATCGTAATCTGCCTGCCTATTTCTTTTTCCATCACAGATGAGTATTCCACGCTGCCAAACATGCCTTCCCAAGCAGCCGCAAATGATTTGCCCTTGGCCATCTGTGCATCAATGTGTTGCCTTGTGCCGTCCTGTCTTAGTTGCCCAACAACAGTCTCTGGACCCATGTTCAATGCACGAATCACGGAAGGATACAGTGAATTCAAGTCAACACTACCAATCCATTCGTGTATGCCCTTCTTGGGATACGCAACATACGCACCTGCCGCAGGCTCACTGCCTGGCTCACGCTTAATACGATTGGGAACAATCATTCCACGCCTGTGTGCTTCGTTGATAATGCCCTGTTCCGTAACGGCAACGGCACCCATTGTTGTTGAAATAAGAACCGTGTTTTCGTGTGCAATTGTGTTTGCGAGATCGATAAATTTTAGTTTCTTGTCCAGTTTGTCCAACAGCGCAGTGTCCTGTCTGTTATATTCAATGAACGTTCTAAAGTCATTGTTGTATAGTGCATCAAGAGAACCCTCATATACGGTTTTCTTTTCGCCTACTTCAAGCTCACCAATTGCATCCAGCCTGTACGTATGTCTTTCCTCGTAGTTGTATTTCCTGTATAATTCCAAACTATCGATATGCACACGACCAATTAGATCATATGTCTGTGATTCCTTGCCAAACTTTTCATAAGTTCGTTTCTTAGGATACTGATCCCACAAACAAAAACGCCTTGTGTCTTCCTTACTCAACACTTTTGTTACACGGTTAATCGTGTATGGGATATCATAACCCTCCGAGTTCCAACCACTCAACACATCCGCATCCTGTATCAGGTCAAGGAATGCATCCAGCATGTCCGCTTCGTTGTCATAGAGTATGGTGTTGGGGATTCCTTCAATTGCCTTCTGTGCTTCTGCCATGCTCAGCGTCTTGGGAGGAATTGCCAAACAGATTAGTTCTTCCATCCACTGCAAATGCACGGCAATGGAAGTGATTGGCATGAATGCGTCTTCCGGTGATGCGTATCCACGCTCTGGATCGAAATCAACCTCAATATCGAAAAACGCAACGTTCAGTTTTGGTGCGTCGATGTTTAGATAGTTGTCCTCGAGACAACGATAGATGGGATTGATATCGCTTTCGTATAGTTTCTTGTTGGAGTGTATCGCAAGTTCCTTGCGCAGTTCCTTGATGTTCTTTGCTGTTACACGCTGTAGTGTTTCGCCATAGATTGACGTGTGCTTGCCCTTGGGGTCCTTGTAATAGAATATGTGTCGGGGTTGATACTCTGTGAAAGTTCTCTTGCCGTTCTTTCTTTCGACAATTCGAATAATGTCTTCATTTCGGTCATAGAACGCATCTACGTAACTCATCTTTTCTCCTTACATGTCATTTTCGGCTGACAAATACCAAACAGTCCTTTAGTGGCGGACAAAACCTTCTTCATATTATATATCCTTGCAAATCATTATGCAAGATAAAACAGACTAATACCAATAATGCCCACTGCGCTTAGTACCGCATTCGTAACTATTAGTGCAGGTTCCTTCCACATGAACGAAACAATCAACCAAACTATACCACCCGCGGCAAGCAGTGCTGGCCCCAGAGGATACAAATTAGGGAATGTTGCATTAACAAATGTTCCTATGATTAGGATAACGGTCGCTGTCCATTTGAGTATTGAATCAATTTTCATTTATTTTTTCTTCCACTGTAGCCACAGTTGTATCAGTTTCATTCGATCCTTGAATGCTTTCTTCATCTTCTACAATCTCAGTTGGTTTTAACATTGGAATACCTGTTCTATCAAACCATCTACCATCGTCAGTGACGAAGCAGTGTGATTTAAAATTGTTTCCGTCTATTCCCCTTAGGATAAGTTGCTTCTTGTGTATCTTTCCCTTGTAATCGGTGTAATCTGCTTGTATTAATCTTAACTGCCCTCCACTTGCTGGGCTTCCGTAAATTCTATCTGCCGGAGCACCTTCCGGTCCTATGTGATTGGAAATTATTATTTTATTATTTTCCATTCCTTTTATCAATTGCTTCCTTGATATGTTTTAATCTATCAGGAACTTCCCATCCAAATACAGATGCCAGGTTAACTCCGCTACTTTCGTATTCTAATTCTTTGGCACCTCGTTTCATCCCAAATCCATAGCCACCTTTTGTCTTGGTATGAATTTCTGGATTATAAGTTGAATGATCCTTGTAATTATTCATTAAATTTTTCTTTCTCTTTTTTGGCATTAAACTCTGTATTCAAACCACAATCTATCTTCTAATACTTTGTGGATTTTCTTTTGTGTTTTAGTTAAACCTTTAAAAGTTTTCTTATTATTCAATCTTTCGTACCAATTTTCTAAATCATTATATTTGAGACCTTGAATAATTACGTTTAATTTTTTAAGCATATGTGTATAGTTTAACAGAAAAGTTACAGCCTGTCAACCTATCTTTACCACCAATTTGAAGCAATGCCAAATCCAAATACATTAACCAAACTAAAATAGAATGTAAGCATCATCACCCATGCCGCTCCTCGCCTAAATGATGCGTAGCACTGCGTAATGCTGCCTATGAAGAATCCTGGATACACATAGAGCATGTTTGGATCCTTGGCATTAATTGCCAGTGTTAGGCTTGCACCCACAGTGAATATAAAACTTACGAGTTCAAAGAAGAATGCAGTTTTATCACTGCGGTATGATTTTAGCCAGAAGGCTTTTACTTGATCCAAAATGGTCATTAGCCTTTACTGTTGATTTTGGTCGTCTGGTAGATTCTTGGTAATACCTAAGATACCTTCAATTTCTGACCATTCTTCTTCGTGCTTGGCCCAATCACCCTTGTGTGCAATTTTAATTGCTTTATTAATTGTGCTTGGTTTGATTTGAAGTTCTTCTGCGACAGCCTTTACGGTGTCTTTTAATCCTTCGTTAAGGTCTTCAACTTCTCTAAGTACATTTGAACCTTCTTTGATTAATCTTTCTAATTTTGCTTTTTCTTCTGGTCCATAATTTCTTGACATTTATTTCTCCTGGTTAATGATATTATTATATAGTCACAAAAAAAGCCAGTCAACTAATTAACTGGCTTTTTGTTAATTTTGGTAAAAAATTATTTGCCGCAGTTTGGACCACAGTTGCAGTCGTCACCGCAATTGCCTTTACACGCACAGTCTGGACCACAGTTGCAGTCCTTGCCTTCGTTTAGTCCCTTTTCAACAACGTCATACATTTCAAAACGTCCACCGTTTCTTTCGTATACCATTGCTGCGAAAATTTCCTGTTTGGTAGATTCTTCCACTTTTGATTGAGCAACTCTATTTGCCCAAGACCAAAGAACATCATCAAGTGGATCAATTGCCTGCTGTCCGCCACTTTCGCGAACCAACTTCATCATTTCAACAAATGACATCTTAGGTTCTACTGATTCCTTGACAGTTTTCTTTTTGCTTGCTTCATCAATATCTACATTAATTCCTTTATTTTGTAATGCCTTGGCAATTTTCTTAATATTCTTTTCTGATTTATTAAGAGATTTTTGAGTCTGATGTCCAACATATGCACCACCGATTTTACCCATGATGCTGTCACCAGCCGCAGCACCCGCAAGTGCTCCACCGATTCCTTCATCGGTTTTCTTGTTGCCTTTCTTAGCATCCTTGGCTGCCTTTTTCATCGGCTCTTTCTTGTCGCCATCCTTATCAATGTCAAGAAAGTCTGGCTTAGCCGACGACTCGTCCATCGAGTCCTTGTCATCGCCTTTCTTGCCTTTAACCATGTTCTTGAATTTCTCTTGCGCTTTTTTCTGTGCGGCACTTTTCTTAGCCTCAACAATTTCACCAAAGTCATCAACTAATTCAATTGATTCTTTCTTTGCCTTTTTCTTTTCTGGTAAACCCTTGTGCTTTGTTGATGCAAAATCTTTTGCGTCTTTCTTCTTCATGTCTTTAGCAACTTTAGCAACTTCCTTAGAAGCAGGCTTTTCACCTTTTTGTGCTGCATGAACCATGCCCATAAATCTCTGTTGCTTCTTGCTAACTGCTTTTTCGGAAACTACTTCAACATCTTCATTGATAATTTCTTTTGGACTTTCTTTTGCGCCCATAGAAATACCTGTTGATTCTGCCAGTGCCGTTAAACGCTGTAAATCCTCACCTGGCGTAGTAGGATCTATTTCGCGCATTTTTGTAATGATATTTCTAAAGTCCATTTTTAATCCTTGTTACCGTCTGTTGTCTTTTTGTAGTTTGTTGTCCATTTTTCAGAAAGTTGTTTTTTAATTTGTTCATGCACACTTTCCTCAAAATCTTGTGGACCGTCATTCATAGCAGACTTGGCCATTTTGTTGTATTCCATCCAATGATAAACTGAAGAAAGATAATCTGATGCTTTTGTTATCTTTGATTGAACCCAACCCTCAAGTTCCTCATTGTCATCGATCATTTTAAAC